AAACAAGCAGAAATTAACCGCACTTGGAGTAAATAATGAGACTGACTTACAAAACCTACGCAGAATCGGCAGTAAAAGCAGAAAAGAAAGGTCATTACCTTGAGGCTGCAAAGAATTGGGCTGACGCTAAACGCTATGCCGCAGTGCAAAAGAATATCGAGTATTGCCAACATCGTATTGATTTTTGCGAAAGACATCACTTTAGATTGAAATCAATGAGCCAGGAGTAAAACAATGAAACCAAGCGATGATTACTACTATCAACTCGATGCAGCTCACCAATGTGAAGTTGATTGGCAGGCAGGCTATGAAATCGCCTTAGATGAAGTCGCCACGGAAATTGACAATGGTTTAAAACAAGGCGACCAAACGCATTATCACGAACTCACAGAAATGTTGTGTGATAACGATAATTTCTGGCTTGCTATTGGTAGCGGTGCAAGTTATGAGCCTTATAGACAAGAGGCGATTAAGAAAATTGCCGAGCGTGAATTAAACGCAAGAATGAATGATTATGACCCAGATTAATGGAGGGGCGAGATGACAAACCAAGTCCAACATCAACAAAATAAACAGCCACCTGCGCTTAAAACATTTTTTGAAAGTGCGAATGTTCAAAATAAGATTAAAGAGCTTGTCGGAAAAAATGCGGCCACCTTTGCGACAAGCGTAATGCAAATCGCAAACAGTAACTCAATGCTTAAGACAGCAGACCCAATGAGCATTTTTAACGCTGCCTGTATGGCGGCAACGCTTAACCTACCACTTCAAAACGGGCTAGGTTTTGCCTATATCGTGCCCTTTAAGAATAACAAAGAGCGAAAAGTAGAGGCTCAATTCCAAATTGGATATAAGGGGTTTATTCAGCTTGCTCAACGCTCTGGGCAATTTAAAAGACTGGTGGCTTTGCCAGTATATAAAAAACAACTGCTCAAAAAAGACTTTATAAACGGATTTGAGTTTGATTGGGAGCAAGAGCCTGAAAAAGACGAAAATCCAATCGGATATTACGCTTATTTCCTTTTGGCGAATAACTTCTCTGCCGAGCTTTATATGAGCCACGATGACATCGTTAAACACGCTCAACGTTACAGTCAGACATTTAAGAAAGGCTTTGGCGTATGGCATGACAATTTTGAGGCGATGGCATTAAAAACCGTAACTAAGTTACTACTATCAAAACAAGCTCCATTATCGGTTGAGATGCAACAAGCAGTATTAGCCGACCAAGCCGTTGTGAAAGATGTGGAAAATCAAGAGTTCAACTACACCGACAATATTCAAAATGCCGAATTTGTAGCAGTTGTAGATGATGAAACGTTTAACAACTGCAAGCAAAGCATTATCAACGGTGAAACTACTCTACAAGACTTGTGCGATAGTGGTGCTTATGAGTTTAGTCAAGAGCAGATTGCGGAATTAGAGGCGGTTGAGAATGGAAATGTACAAACTGAAGGCTAGATGCTCTGGGCTTGCTGATTTAATGGTTAAACCGAAAAGCGGTGGCGGTATATCTGCCACAGCTAAAAGTGCGGTAAGAAAGATAGTTAAATATGACCTATTTGGCTATCAAGATTTTGAGGGTAACAAGTATACCGAAAAAGGCATTGCACTTGAAGAACAGGCTATTAAATTAAGCGGTCGCAAGCGTGGGTTGGCGTTAAAGAAAAATGAAGAAAGACGGGAAAACGATTGGATTACTGGTGAATGTGATATTTACGTTCCGACCAGAAAGCTGATCATTGATACAAAATGCTCGTGGGATATTGGCTCGCACCCTTTCTTTACAGACGAGGCGGAAGAAAAAGCTAAGAAATCCGGTTATACAATCCAAATGCAAGGTTATATGTGGCTATGGGATTGTGAAGAGGCTCAAATTGACTTTGTCCTCCTCCCCACTCCTTATGACCAATTATCAAGCTATGACGACCCGACACGGTACATTGATTTAGTGGAGCAAATACCACAATCAAAACGCATTACAACTGTTACGGTTAAGCGTGATGACAAAATCATCGAAGAAATCAAAGAGCGAGTTAATGCAGCTCAAGAATATTATCAACAACTCATACAGGAGATGAGCTAATGGCTGGAATTAATAAGGTAATTATCGTGGGCTTTTTAGGAAATGACCCAGAAATCCGCACAATGCCAAACGGTGAGCAAGTAGCAAACATTACAGTGGCAACAAGTGAAAGCTGGACTGACAAGAATACCGGTGAGAAAAAAACTCAAACAGAATGGCATCGCATTGTACTCTACCGCAGATTAGCTGAAATCGCAGGTCAATATCTTACCAAAGGCTCGCAAGTCTATATTGAGGGGCGATTAAAAACCCGTAAATGGCAAGATAGCAACGGACAAGACCGTTACACTACAGAAATTCAAGGTGATAACTTACAGATGTTAGGCGGTCGCCAAGATGAGCCTAAACAAGCAAAACCAAGTAAAGCAAAACATGAGCCATTAAGTGCAATGGCTGAACAAGATGATCTTTCAGACGGGATTCCGTTCTAGGGGTGAGTTATGAGTAAGAAAATAACTCTAACGTCCATTACTGGCGAGCTTGGTGAGATTTATGTTGATGAAATAGAAAGCGTAGATGTTGTAAATAACTTAACTTTCATAGTGACAAAAGATGGTTTTGCCTTTCACGTAAAAGAAAGTAAAAGCCGAGTGTTAAAAATGATTGAGACCGCCAAATAAGGCGGTTTTCTTTTAGGTGAATCATGAACAAAGAACAAGCAGAACACGAATTAGCGGAACTTCACGAAAAAGAACGGAGTTTAGAAAAAGCTCTTGAGATTGTGCGTGAGAAAATCCGTGAATTAGTTAATTACACAGATAAGAATAAGGAACAGAAATGAAACCAAATTTTAGATATTTTAAATGCAAATTAGACGTTGAGCCTATTAAATCATTAGATGAGCAATGGCGGAAAGATAGAGAGGTCAGAGATAAAAAACTTGACGCTATTTTTGACACTATCCCATTTTATGAATGCTGGAGAGGAAGTGAACGTAATATATTTGGAATTGTTTGTAGTTTAGATAGCGATGAATTTGCCAAAATAAAAGAGGATAAGACCTATAAATTTGAAATAGTTGAAAATGAGAAAGTTGTCATCACTGGAAATGGCAGAACAAAAGCTGGTAAGGAATTTAACGCTAAAATTCAAAGCATTAGAGATATTTTAAATCAATATCCAAGCTTTAATGATTTTATGTTGCGAAAATTAAAACTTACTTGCTGGGTGTTTGGCTATCGCACTGGTTATGTGTCGGTATGTGGTGTTGCAAGTGGCTACTTTATCGTATCAATACCAGAAAAATCAGAGGGTTTTGGTGGTGATAAATTTCCAGAAATCCCAGAGTGCCTAATCGAAATTAAACAAAGCGAGTTTCTTGCTTTACAAGGTAAGTGAGCGGTAATAAAAAATAAATGATAGTTGATCAATATGGAAACCGTATTAAATATGATGATTGCCGATCTAATCATTCTTTATACTCTTATTATTTTTAATAGGCACCAAAAAAGAAAGTTATCGGAAGAAGCTTTCTTTTTTAATTTGAAAATATGGCTTATCTCTCGTGGAGTAAAAGATGTTTAGACAGGACGTACAAGTATCAAATGGCAAAAGATACGTTGTCATTGAGTGCCAATTTGGACGTGAGTGGGGAATGGTTAGAGAGACGAGGGAAACAGTCAGCGAGGGAGAGGCATTGGAAATCGTCCAATATTGGATTAAGTACAAAAGAATAAAACCAGAGCAAATTATGGTCATTGAAGTGCCTGATATTTGCAAACCGTGGTGAATTAATATTTAACAACCCAATAGGCACTCACTTGGAGCGCCTTTTGTTTTAAAGGAGATAAGATGAAACCAATTCTAGATGCTTGCTGTGGCGGTAGAATGTTTTACTTTGATAAGGATAATCCAAATGTACTTTTTGCAGATATAAGAAAACAAAAACTAAGTTTTAAGGATCGTGACAAAATTAGACATTTAGAAGTATCGCCTGATGTGATCCATGACTTCACTGATATGCCATACCCTGATAAATCTTTCAAATGCGTTATTTTTGACCCTCCTCACTTAATAAAAGGCGGTGACAAATCTTGGTTAGTCAAAAAATACGGACGGCTTGACGAGGATTGGCGAACGCAGCTTAAAAAAGGTTTTGACGAGTGCATGAGGGTATTAGACGACGGCGGCACGCTAATTTTTAAATGGGCCGAAACTCAAATTACAGTAAAAGAGATTTTATCCGCAATTGGGGCAACACCTATTATCGGACATAAATCCGGTAGGCTAAATAATACGCATTGGATGTTGTTTGTTAAGTGTGTTAGTTGATTAATTGGAGATGACAAAATGACCAAATATTTTTCAGTAGATATATCAAACGATATCCACATTATTAATTTGTGTGAAACATTAGAGCAAGCAAGAGAGACTTGTTTGGCTGGCGCTGTCGAGGCTCACGAATTTGCAGACGACATGGACGAATACGAAAATTATGAGAGTAATGATTTACCGTATGCCGTTTATGGTGTGGTTTTAGGTAAGGCCGAATGCAAGAAAAAAACGTTAACCGAAGAGGAGAAAGATGAGCGTTGTTCCGATTTTGATTACGTCCTTGAAAAACCAGAAATTGTAGATTATCCGAAAGATGACGACTGGATTAAGTGTAGTGATAGATTGCCTCCGGTCAACGAGGACGGCGAGAGTTGCTCTGTTTTGCTTTATGGTATGGATATACTTAGTGACTTTGGATCTCATCAGTTTATTGGGTACTTGATGGAGGGTAAGTTTTATTGCGATGACGGAAATAGTCCACATCAATGCTATTACGTCTCTCACTGGCAACCACTTCCAGAACCGCCGAAAGATGAATAGCTTTCGCCTCTATAACTATTTTCGTTAAGGAAGAAGATTTATAGAATTGATTTACATTGACACCGCTTATACTTCGGATTATGATAACCGTACTTTCAATAGAAAGTCGGGATTGGCGTCCTGAATATGAATAAGTGGCGGAAATAATGATAGTCGCCAAAAGCGGCTTTTTTTATAGCCGAAATCTAGTCAAATCAAACATTTCAAAGGGTGATCCGAATCGAATAACCCTTTAAAAGTTGTCAATGATGGGCTAGGTAAGGGGTCGAAAGACCACCGTAAGTTTAACCGCTTGTTCAAACGGGACGCCAACCTTGCCTAGTTCATCACCAGTAATTGGCGTTACTTGTGATGAGTTTTAAAACTTAAAATGAGAACAAGCAAAATGACAACTTTAACTTTTCAAAATACTACTCTTTCGGTTATCAACCAAAACAATCAAACATTCTTAACATCTAGCGATCTTGGTTCTGCATTACAATATGCTAACCCACTCCAAGCGATTAACAAACTTTACAATAGCAACGCAGACGAATTTACCGCAGAAATGACCGCACTTGTGGAAATGAAAACCGCAGGCGGTATTCAAAAAGTGCGTATCTTCTCACTGCGTGGCGCACACCTGATTGCAATGTTTGCCAGAACCAAAATAGCTAAAGAGTTCAGAAAATGGGTTCTTGACGTTTTAGATAAAGAGGTAAGAAAAACTACCGCACTTTTACCAAATACAATTACACCTGAACAACAACAAGCAATTCAATCTGCGGTACAACAAGCACACCATAGAACAGGCTTACACTGGCAAGAAATCTACCACCAACTAAAAGCCATGTTCCACATTGCCAAATACGACCAACTGCCACAAGACCAATACGGCAATGCAATGGCGTTCATTATGAACTTGCAACCTATTGCACTTCCACCAGCAGAAGAAAGATTTACTTTCGATTTAACAAAAGAAGAAATATCAAATATCACTCTTTTGTTATTCTCGCACGGTCAGATGAATTGGTTGCTTGGAAGATTGATTAAACCGTTAGAAGTAATTGGCTCGTCATATAGTCCGACAGTTTACGGACACCACACAGAATACAAGCGTTTCTATGATAAATCTTTACCACTAGCGAGAAAGCTTATAGAACCGCTTAAACAAGCCCACAAAGCCGATTTTGAACATTTGCTATATCGTTTATCGGCTAACTAAAATAAATCGTTACAACCGCTCTTATGGGCGGTTTTTTATTGGAGAGAATATGGAAAGAGAATTTTTTGACGAATACTGCAGTCCAGAATTATTAGCGTTAATAACTGGATATGTTTGCCCTAAATATCAGATGAAAAGCTTGAATGAGTTTGGAATTCCTTTTCTTCATCCAAAAGGAAATAGGAAGTTCCCGCTTGTACTACGATCTGATGGCGACAAGATTTTGAAAGGTGAGAAAGTGCAGCAGATTACCAACACAAAGGAAAGAAGGCGGTCTGCAGTATTAAGTTAGCAAGGGGGATATTATGGCACGTCCAAGAAAACGAATTAATCAAGGATTGCCGCAAGGTTTAGTATGTCGGAATCGAAAAAGAGCGGATGGCTCAATCGTAGTTTATTACTACTACACGATGGCCGATAAAAAAGAAGTTGCGTTAGGAAAAGATAAACACATTGCTATTCTGGAAGCTGCAAAGCTGAATATGCAGTATCTCACGAAGAAAGACAATATTCTGTTTATTGAAGTGCTTGAACGATATGAAAAAGAAGTTGTGCCGCTTAAAAAAGCGAAGAATACTCGAAACTCAAACATTCAGGCTATAAAGAAATTGCGCCAATACTTCCAAGATCCACCATTTACCCTTGATGAAATAGAGCCTATACACATTCGTGAATATTTAGATTGGAGAAAAGACGTTAAACCAACCGCAAATATCGAAGTTGGATTATTTGGCCACATTTGGAGCATGGCGAGAGAATGGGGTTACACTGAAAAGATCAGCCCATCTACAGGGGTTAAAAAATTCAAAGTGAATTATCGTGATGTGTACATTGAAGATTATATTCTAGATAAAATCTACGACTGCGCCACAGGGGATATGAAGGATATTATGGATGTGATGTATTTAACCGGACAACGTCCAATAGACGTGGTAAAAATCCATAGTTCGCACATCTACAACGATTTGCTGCATATTACACAGCAAAAAACAGGTAAACGTGTCGCTATTAAAGTTATAGGTAAACTAAAAGAGATTATCGACAAGCGGATCACTGAAGAAAATCAGTTTCTGTTTACGAATAAATGGGGGCGAAAACTCGAGCGGAGATCACTTACAGATTATTTCAAAGACACCCGTAATGCTGCAGTAAGAAAATATAAAGAGCTAGCCGAAGAGATCAACCAAGTGCAATTGAGAGATCTTCGCGCGAAAGCAGCAACAGACCTTTCATTAATGATTGATGATGAACGAGCAAGAAAACAACTTGGCCATACTTCTGCACGTACCACTCAACATTACATCAGAAAAGAAAAACCACTCAATCCTACCAAATAAAAAAGGCTCTTCAAATGAAGGGCCTTTTTTGTCACAAATCACGTTCCGAAACGTTTTTCAAACTCATTGATTTTATTAAACTTTAAAACCTAAAAATAAGAAAAGGTTTCGGAATTAAAATTGACTTTAGATAGCGTAAATACTGGATTATGCTCTTTTGAAGTCAATGTGAACCAATTTT